GTTGGTGGTACTGATGACGATGTCAACGAATATACATTGGGTACTGGGTTTGACGTATCTACAGCTACTTACTCACAGAATTTTTCTGTAGCTAGTCAAGAAACATCCCCACACGGAATAGCATTTAACAATGATGGAACAAAGATGTTTATTGTTGGCTATAATGGAGATGAGGTTAACGAATACTCCATAGGCTCAACAGCCATCTCAACAGGCTACCAACCAGTACACACAACACAGTCAATAGACTCTACCTACTGGACAGACATCAACTCAATGACGGCTGACCAGAACGCAGGTGACGGTAACGTCTACTACGCTATCTCCACAGACGACCGTACTACTTGGGCTGTCATTGATAACACTGATGGCGAGAGAGACATTGTCAGGAACAACGCAGGGACTTGGCAGTACAACTCTAACGCTACATACGCTTCAGAGACTTGGGTAAACGGCGCTACGAATACAGAGTTAGCTACGTTGGCTGAGGCTATGGAGGGTGCTGTTGGTGGTTATGGCTTAGCTAATGCTAGTTACGACTCTGTTAGCTTTTCTGTAACAAGCCAAGAAACAGACCCTCGCTCTGTAAAATTTAATACAGACGGTACTAAAATGTTTATTACAGGAGAGTCAGGTGATGATGTCAACGAATACACGTTATCAACTGCCTTTAATGTTTCTACGGCAAGTTTTGTAGATAGCTTTAGTGTTTCTTCACAAGAAACAACTCCGCAGGGCTTGGCTTTTAATAACGACGGAACAAAAATGTTTATTATTGGAGAGTCCGGTGATTCGGTTTTTGAATATAACCTATCTACAGGCTTTGATGTTTCAACAGCATCTTATTCTCAAAGTTTTTCTGTTTCATCACAGGAGACAGCTCCTCAAGCGGTTACTTTTAATAATGATGGAACAAAAATGTTTATAGCAGGTAAAAACGGAGGAGATATAAACGAGTATACATTGTCCTCTGGTTTTGATGTTTCAACTGCGTCATTTGTAGACAGCTTTAGTGTGTCGAGCCAAACGTCAGAGCCATCTGATGTTGCTTTTAACGCAAACGGAAGTTTGATGTTTGTGTTGTCAGCATCAAATTATTTTGTTTATCAATATTCACTATCTACAGGCTTTGACGTCTCTACTGCCTCATATAGTTCTGTAAGTTTTAATGGCAACACTGACGCAAGCGGCGCAAGAGGTTTAACTTTTAATGCTGATGGAACAAAAATGTATCTCGTTGCTTTTACTAGCGATGTAATTTATCAATTTTCATCAGGTTTATTTATAAACCAAATGGACAAGACTCAACTAGATGCAGTAACAGACCCGAACCACATAGCCTTGGGTAACGATCTTGATCTAGCGATAGTCTTCAACATGACCAGTGGAACTACAGTACCTTCATCAGACGGTGTAGCAATTAACTACGATGCTAACGTGTTGAACAAAGGTGCTGTCTTAGGCACTGACTATGACTTCGATGCTCCTGCTCAGGATGAGGTAAGGATTACAGCGTTGGCAGGGAATAACCTTAAGGTTCGAGTGGTTTAAGCAGTAGAGGAACAACAGAATGGAAGACCGATTAAGCAGGCTAGAACAAAAGATTGATATGCTGTCAGAAGCTGTTGTTTCTCTAGCGCGTGTTGAAGAGCGTCTAGTGACTGTGTTTAACAGACAGTCGCATATAGAGGCTAAGGTGGAAAACATAGACAACAAAGTTGATGAGCTGTCGCAAGGCATGGTTAGCTCTAAGCTAGTAGAGAGGCTGATCTGGGTAATTATTGTTGCAGGCGTCAGCACTGCGTTTACTTTATTAGGAAGCTAGGATGACTTATTTACAGTTAGTCAACAGTGTACTACGTCGTCTACGAGAGACTGAAGTAGATACTGTAGCAGAGACGAGCTACTCAGCCTTGATTGGCGACTTTGTCAACGATGCTAAGCAGCTCGTAGAAGACGCACACAGTTGGTCAGCGCTGCGTACAGCTATAGAAATACCTACAGTGACTGGCACGTCTGTGTACTCGCTAGCAGGCTCTGGACAGGACGTTGAAGTCAGAGAGGCTTTGAACGTCACTAGCAAGTCTAGGCTGATAGCAAAGAACAGAACGTACATGAATCAATACTACAAGATTGGTGAAGTAGGCTCTGGCGCTCCTACGCAGTTTGCGTTCAACGGTGTTGACAACAACGGCGACATTACTGTGCAAGTGTATCCACAGCCTGACAACATTTACACGCTGTACTTTGACTCATTTGTTAGGCAGGCTGATCTGTCTGATGACGCTACACGCTTAAAAGTGCCACACAACGCTGTCATACAGCTTGCGTTGGCTATGGCGTTGCGTGAGCGAGGCGAGACAGGTGGTCAGTCAGCTGCAGAGCAGTTTGCCATTGCTGACGCTGTGTTGTCTGACGCTATTGCGTTTGACGCTAACAAGTACGGTGAAGACACTACATACGTCGCTGTCTAAGGAACTTAAATGGCTCAACAACTACAAAGCATTACTATTACTGCTCCGGGCTTTGCAGGCATTAACACGCAAGATGCACCGTTGTCGCAAGAGCCTACCTTTGCTGCTGTAGCGGATAACTGCGTCATCGACAAAGAAGGCAGGATAGCAGCTCGTAAGGGCTATGAAATCCTGAACGGCAATGACCTGTTAGGCTCGTCTGACGGTGTTGAGTCTATGGGTGAGTTTGTTGCAGAAGACGGAAACGTTACATTCTTCTCTGCAGGCAACAACAAGATATTCTCTGGCACAACAACAATGTCAGACATAACACCTGCAGCCTACACCATTACAGACAACAACTGGAAGATGGTCAACTTCAATGACCATATGTACTTCTTCCAACGCGGCTATGAGCCTCTAGTGTACGCAGACCACACAAGCGCGCTAGTGCCTATGTCTACGCATTCACACGCTTCAGGCACTCCTCCCGAAGGACACGTTTGTCTTGCTGCGTTTGGTCGTTTGTGGGTAGCTGACTTTGAAGACGACAAGTCTACTATTTACTGGTCTGATCTGTTGGACGGAACAGCATGGTCTGGAGGCTCTACAGGAAGCATAGACGTTACTAACGTGTGGCCTACAGGCTACGACACCATAACTGCTCTAGCGGCTCACAACGGCTTTCTGATCATCTTTGGACGCAACTCTATACTTGTCTATGAAGGTGCTGCTAGCCCTGCTAACATGACGCTAACGGACACAATCTCTAACATTGGCTGTGTAGGCAGAGACGCCGTAGTCAGCACGGGCAGAGACTTGATCTTCTTAGACGACTCTGGTGTGCGTAGCCTATCTAGGACTATACAAGAGAAGTCAGCGCCCATTGGTGACATCTCCAAGAACGTTAACAACGATGTTAAGTCTTTGTTTGCTGCAGAGACAGGCGACATTAAAATGCACTACTCGCCACGACAGGCGTTTGTACTGCTTAACTTCCCTGTCCTTGGTGTTGTCTACACGTTTGACACACGCTTTCCTCTACAGGACGGCAGCTACAGAGCTACAACGTGGTCGCACATGAATCCGTTGTGCTTTGCAGAAACGTCCACAGAAAAGCTCTACATTGGTGTGTTGGACGGCATAGCTGAATACGCAGGCTTTACAGACAACGACACAGGTTATCAGCTAAGCTATTTTAGTCACCCACTGAGCTTTGGTAGCACGTCTAACCTAAAGTTCCTGAAGAAGATCAACCTAACCACGTTTGACGGTGCAGAGGCGGTAGTGGTGCTCAACTGGGCTTACGACTACTCAGGCGCTTACACTAAGCAGGCTTACACGCTGCCTAAGTCTAACGTTGGTCAGTACAACATCAGTGAGTTTAACACAGAAGCTGAATACTCTTCGTCTATAGCGCTTATCAATCGTCAGAAGATCAACACTAGCGGACAAGGCACTGTAGTCGCTGTTGGTGTTGAAACGACAGTAGACGGCAAGTCTATAGCAATACAAGAGCTGAACATTCACGCATTACTAGGAAGGATTGTTTAATGAGCAATTACACTAAGCTAACTAACTTTGCAGCTAAAGACGCTCTTATTAGTGGCAACCCTGCTAAGGTTATCAAAGGTTCAGAAGTTGGTGCTGAGTTTGACGCTATTCAGGTTTCTATAGCAACTAAGTCAAACACTGCCTCGCCTACCTTTACAGGCACAGCTTCGTTTGACAACATTGAAGCTACAGGCACGGTGACACTGTCCACTGTAGACGGCGGCACATACTAATGCTGCCTGTCGAAGCCAAACAAGAGTTGATGTTGAAGTTAATTGAGGCAACGGCAGGCGAATACGGCGTAGAAGAGCTTATTGAGCTGTACTTCTTTATGACAACGCCTGACGAGGAGGAAAAGCCTACGTTGACAGTATTGGGGAATAACAAATGAGTCACTTTTCAACATCTTTTATTGCAGAAGCAGTAGAAAAAGGTTGGAAACTACAGCA